GAAGAAGCCCGAGCAAGTCGACAGCGTGTTAACTCTGCCTCAGCTAAACGTGATGCCGCTGCTTTATCTTTAGAGATTCAGCGTAACACTATTGGCTTTTACGGCTACAATAACGGCGCTAACCGTACTTATGGTTTCTTAAATGATCCCGCGTTACCTGCTTACATTGCGGTGCCTGTTGGCGCTCTCGGTGGTACTCAGTGGTCGACTAAAACCACTTTAGAGATTATTGCCGACATCTTGACCGCTGTTACTCAGCTACGCACACAATCTCAAGACGTTATTGATCCTAAGAAAACGCCATTAACACTAGCTTTACCTACTGTTTGTGTTGATCGTTTATCTACACCTACTGACCTGGGTTACTCTGTACAAGAGTGGCTGACTGCTAACTACTCGAATATTCGCGTAGAGTCTGCCCCTGAGTTAGACGGTGCTAACGGTGGCGCTAACGTTTTCTACTTGTATGCCGAAAAGGTTGACGATATGTCCTCTGACGATAGCCGCACTTGGGTACAGGCTGTGCCTAGTAAATTTACTGCGCTTGGTGTTGAGAAGCATGTAAAAGGCTATGAAGAAGGCTATACTAACGCGACTGCTGGCTTGATGTTGAAGCGGCCTTATGCGGTAGTACGTTATTCAGGCATTTAATTTAATTTTAGGAGCGATTTATGGCTAAGGTATACATTTACTCAACACTCACCGCTGACAATTCTTACGCATTGTGGCAGCCTCCTGTAAAGGGTGACACGGTGCGAAGAATGAAACTAGACGAAAAGGGTAACCCTATTCGGCTAAATGTCAGAGGGGGTGCGAATGTTTCCAATAAGCATTTTGTAACGCCTAAAGGGGTGTTAACTGTTGCGGATAAAGACTTATACGAAGCGGTTAAAAATGACGCATGTTTTCAGGCTCATTGCGATGGTGGTTTTATTAAGGTCGAGCAGAAAGAAGCGAAGACCGAGAAAGTTACCAAAGACATGACCAAAAAAGACAAGTCAGCCCCTAAAACTAAAGCGGATTACAAGAAAGCCCCTAAAACCAACACTGACGAAGAGTAGGTAAAATATGGCTACACTAGTCTTAGATGTGGCCGACTTCCGCGAGAAGTTTCCACTATTCGCAGATCCTGTAAAGTATCCAGATTCCACCATAGAGATGTGGTGGAGTGTGGCTACTTGCATTGTGTCAGACGAAGATTACGGCTGCTTAAGCGGTGATTGCCGCCTATATGCTATCTACCTATTGATGGCACATATCGGCATGATAAACGATGAAATAAACTCCGGTAATACCCCTGGTTATGTAACGAGTGCAACTATTGACAAAGTGAGCGTAAGCCGTATGACCCCGCAAGAGGTTAACAGCTTCCATTTCTGGCTTAATCAAACCCCATTCGGTCAGCAGTTACTCGCCTTGTTAAAGTCGTTTTCTGTTGGCGGTTTATATGTTGGCGGTTTACCTGAGCGAGCATCATTTAGGCAGGTTGGCGGTCGTTTCTTGGCATGAAAGTAAAACGCAAAAGTAACCCGGCTTTTGATAAAGCGATTAAGCAGCTAGACAAGGCTAAAACAGCGCGTGTGGGCTGGTTTGAATCTTCGCAATATGAAGACGGTACACCGGTTGCTTATGTTGCCGCTATTCAAGAATACGGCTCACCCAAAAACAGCATACCGCCTCGACCCTTTTTCCGAAATGCTATCGAAGCTAATCAGCAAGAGTGGAAAGGAATTGCTAACGAGTACGGCAAGCGCATCGTAAACGGTCAGGCAACCATAGATCAGGCAATGGAGGCTATCGGCTTGGTTGCTGCTGGTGATGTTAGAAAAAGCATCGCAGAATTAATGGAGCCACCACTAGCAGAAAGCACCCTAAGAATAAGAAGAAAGGAAGGCAATACAAGTACCAAGCCTCTTATTGATAGCAGCCATATGTACGACACCGTTACGAGCGTAGTCGAATGATTCCCGGCGTTAACCTATTAAAAATGGCGCAGACTGTAATAGCTAAACAGCCCTTTACTTATTACAAAAATGCCGGTCGAACAAAAAACGCGATCGGTAACTTTGTACAGAGCTTTGAGCCTGGCGTTGAAATGTGGGATACGGTGCAACCCATACCGCAAGCCGTAATACGTCAAATGGGCTTACCTATGGAGAAAAATTACCTAATAGTCTATACGTCTACGGACATGCGCACGCTCGCACGCGGGGGGTCTAGTGACGAAATCGAGTTCGATAATAAGCGGTGGAAAGCCCTAGAATCTAATGACTGGGTAGCTATTGACGGCTGGGAAGGTTTAATCTTTGTGGAGCTTCCCATTGGCAACTGATAACGAATTGTTTGCTATGTTGGTGGGCTGGATTGAGGCAGAAATGGCACTCAAGAGCATACCTATATCGGTAGAAAAGAATTACCAGGCCACTATTCAGCCGATTGACGTTGATACCGCTAATGGTCAAGGCGCACAACTTTTTTTGCATAAGTTAAGAGACCACCGCTACGGGTCAAAGAAAATAGACGACATCTACGACAGTGGCACCGGCCTCTACAATGAGGGAACTATTCAGCAATATGAAACGGCTTTTCAGGGTTCAACACTGGTACGCCAAAACCCGGCAGATATTACCAGCTTGACCGCCTCTGATGTATTAAACGAAGTCGCCGAAATATTGCAAAGCCCTCAAACACAAGACCACTTCTGGAAGAATTATGAAGTGGGGATAGAGCGCGTTATTGATTTGCCCGCCACTTATATCGTGGATGATAGCGACCAGTTTGAAGAGAGTCCGAATATGGAATTCACACTAACTCATAAAAGGGTTACAATCAGGCAAGTCCCGGCTCTTGATACGTTTGAAGCACACACATACCCGGTCTAACAGGAGAAAAGCATGGCTATTGCATTTACTAAATACGTTGACATCGTAAGCGGTGTTGGCGGCGTTGGGGGTGTACCTCAACGTGAATTAATAGGGCGAATTTATACCTCGAATGCGCTGGTACCTACGGGTGGCGCGTTAGAGTTTACCGAGTTGTTAGAGGTGGCTGAGTTTTTCGGCACGGCTTCTGAAGAGTATCAACGAGCTTCCTTTTACTTTGGCTTTGTTTCTAAGAATATTACTCAAGCTGATAAAATCTCGTTTTCGTTCTTTTCAGGTGTTGCCACGGCTCCGCTTATTTATGGCGGCACTGAGGGTAAAGCGGTTTCAGATTACACCGGCATTAGTGACGGTCAATTGCTTTTGACTATGGGCGCTGTAACGGTAGAACTTACCGCTTTAGACTTTACCACAGCGGCTAGCCTTGCTGATGTTGCTACCGTGATGCAGACCGCAATCCAGGCGGCTGATCCTTCTGCTTTGTGGTCAAGTGCTACCGTAACCTATGACGCGGTTCGAGGCTCTTTTAATCTGGTAGGTGGCGATACTGGTGAAGCGGTTATCTCTACTGCACCGGCCACGGGTGGTACGGATATGCGTGCTTTGTTGGGCTGGGTAGATTCTGGCATTATTACCAGCACCGGCGCTATATTCTCTGACGGTATCGACGCAGCCACACCGGTTGAGGCGCTGACTACCTCAGTCGACCAGTCGAACAACTTTGGTAGCTTCTTATTTCAGCCTTCTTTAACGTTGCCTGAGATTGAAACTATCGCAGAGTGGACAGACGCGCAAAACGTGCGGTTTATTTACTGTGTGCCGGTTGATTCAGCTACGGCGGCTACCTACTACGCAGCACTTCAAAACTACGGCGGTACCGCTGTTACATTGTCCGAAACTGCTAACGAGTACCCTGAGATGGTGCCGATGATTCTGCTGGCCTCTACTAAGTACGAGCAGCCTAATTCAGTGCAAAACTATATGTATCAGGTGTTTGATTTAACCCCAAGCGTCACAACCACCACAGACTCAAATACTTATGACAGTATTCGAAACAACTACTACGGCCAAACACAAAACGCGGGGCAGTTTGTCGAGTTTTACCAGCGCGGCAAATTAATGGGACAAGGCACCGACCCTATACCTATGAACGTCTACGCTAACGAAATTTGGCTAAAAGATGCTATGGGTGTGGCGCTGCTTAATCTGATGTTAGCTCTACCCACATTGCCAGCCAATAAGAAAGGCCGAGCGTCTACTATGACTACCTGCCAGAGCGTTATTAATCGCGCTCTAGGCGACGGTAAAGGTAATGGCACCATTAGTATAGGCAAGGTGCTAAACGACACCCAAAAGGCTTATATTGGCACCCTGACTGCTGACTCCTTAGCATGGCGGCAGGTTTCTACGCTGGGCTACTGGTTAGACGCCTATATTCAGGAATTCGACAACGCGGGAACCACTGAATACAAAGCGGTTTATAAACTTGTTTACGCCAAAGACGATGCAGTATTGAAAGTCGAAGGCTCTCACACTTTAATCTAGGAGGTTAACATGGCTGATATTTCCGGTTATGGATTTAGGCTTAACTTGGTGGCTAGCTCCACTTTCCCGTCTGGTATCGATATTACTCAGGCGGCTGACGATGCTGACCCCTTTGATATTCCATCGATACAGATTGCTGATAAAGCCAAGGGTGTTAACGGCGACTTGATTACGTGGGCAACCGCTAACCCGATTGATATTACTATTGCCGTTATTCCTGGCAGTATTGATGATCGCAACTTGTCGGCATTGGCTCAGGCTAATAACCCTGCGGCGGGTGGTGAGTTACAAAACGATGAAATTACTTTGACTTGTATCTATCCTGATAACTCAAGTGTAAGCGGTTTACGCGGTGCTATTACTGATTTTACCCCTGGTAAGTCTATTTCTAGTGCTGGCCGTCAAAAGACTAATACTTATGTATTTGCATTCGAGCAAATTCAGGAAACGCAATCAATACCAAGTAGCGTAATTAGTCTTTAAATCATAAGGGGGGGGTTATGAATTTTATTAAACCGAAAGAGGTGACGCTGACCAGCCAAGATAACGAAGAGATAACCTACATTATTTCTAAGTTTGATGCTGAGTCAGGCCGTGAGATTATTACGCAATATCCCACGACCGGCGCACCAAAAATAGGCGACTATGCTCAAAATAAGGAGCTATGTCGAAAGCTGATGAAATTTGTAGCGAGGGTGAGCAACGATAATCAAATTGTTTTAGAGACTCCCGACCTGATACGAAACCACGTACCAGACTGGGAAGTGCTTGCAAGATTGGAGGCGGCAATGTTCGAATATAATTGCTCTTTTTTTCAGAATGGCAAGACCTCTACTTTCTTCGAAACTATCGAGCAGAAAGCAAAACAGTTGATTACCGAAATGTTGACCCATTTCTCGGAACAATCATCGAATCGGGAAAAGCAACCCTCCACGAACTCAGAACCGTCTACTCACTAGAAGACGCGTTCTTAATGTGGGAAGCTATCATGGTTCCTCGGTATAATGAGTATCTTGCCATAAAACACGCACAGGAGAAGTAAGTGGCCGTACTAGACACCTTTTTTCTCTTGTTTGAAGCCGATACAAAGCCGCTTGAAAAAGGCGGCAAAAAGGCTGAGCAAATAACAGACGACATTGATGATAACTTAAAAGCCACGGAAAAAGAGACGCAATCCCTTGGTGAGAGTTTCGGATCATTAGCGGTTAAGGCGGCGGGCGCGTTTGCCTCGTTAATGGCGGTGCAGAAAATAGCAGGCTCGGTATTAATGGCAGGCGAGCAAGCCATAGAGTTAGAGCTTATGTCTAACGCGCTTGGCGCTAATGCTGCCGAGGTTTCTGCCTGGTCAGGCGTTGTAGAATCCGCAACCGGTGATGCCGATTCTTTTACGAGTTCTATGAGTGCGTTTAATGACAAGCTAAGGCAGTTAGAACTAGCTGGGGGTGTTGGCGACCTTCTTAACGTGGTTCACTCTATTGACGAAGGCATACAGCTAATGACGGGCGATAAAGCCGGTTCAGCTATGAGCTTTTTGGATGATATGGCTAATGGGCTTAGAAGGCTCGCAGAAACCCAAGGTGAATACGTGGCAATCGCTAGGGGCGCTGAACTTGGCTTTGATAGAAATATGGTGCTAACACTGCTAGAGGGTGAAGAGGCAGTAGAGGCCATGCTGGAAAAGCAAAAAGAGCTAAATATTGCTGATGAAAAGTTTATTAAAATATCACAAGAGCTACAGACGGCCTTACAGGGGGGTGGTAGGGCGTTAACCATCATAGCGCAAGCCCTTGGCAAGCTGGTATTACCTGCTGTGACGGCGGTCGTAGAGGGCTTTACGGCTCTAGTCGTATTTATGAAAAATAATGAGCGGCTCATAAAATCTTTTTTTACGGTGTTGGCGGCTGGCGCGGCCATAATGTCAGGCATTTTCTTAAAGTCAATATTTGCCTCTGTTGCCGGTCTTTCGGGAATGCTGGTGCCTGCCCTCATTATGGGGACAGCTAGCGCTATTACCTTTGCGGCCTCCATGATTGCCGCTTCGCTGCCTATAATTGGAATAATTGCGGGTATAGTATTGCTTCTCGCGGCGGTAGAAGATTTGTACGCGTTTTTCGAGGGCGAGCCTTCTTTTTTTGGCGACCTGTTTAACTATCTTGGCCGGGTTCCGCAAGCCTTTGAAGATATGGTAATAAAACCAATTAAGGAGAAGTGGGATAAATTAAAATCGTTTTTCGGCCTTGGTGCCAAAGTGGATGTGGATGCCGATAACAATAACAAAGAAGATAAATCAACCAGCAATAAAGATAAAAACAGCCCGCCAGAAAGGGGCGCAAGAAAGCAGCGGTCAATGATTGCTAATGCTCAAAACGCTATCGGCTCAGCCTCAAATAACCCGCTAGCCTCGCAGACATCTAATAGCATGTCTATTTCGCGGTCTAACGCAAGCAGGCAGTCAAATGTAAACATTAATACTATTGAGGTTAACACTCAGGCGACCGATGCCGAGGCTGTTAATGGTGCGATTGTTGGCACGTTAGAAAATCAAATACAGCAAGCGCAAGACCAATACCAAGACGGTGTAGACACATGACCGACGAATTAGTACAGATTATTGATTCTTCAAATACACCGGTATTGGCGAGCGTTAGGCCGGTTAGGGTAAGTGTATTGCGGCCTAGTAAGTCTTTTGAGCATCCTGTAGAAGACGGTGACACGGTGGTAGACGGTAAAGTTATTTTGCCTGTTGAAATTAATTACCCTGCTATTTTTGAAGCTAAAAACTACCGAGATACCTACAGGCAGGTAGACCGCTATTTTAATAATTCGGAATTCTTCACCATTCAAACGAAGGCAGCTGTATTTCGTAATATGTATATCACTCAAATACCGCACGAAGAATCGCCAGAGATGTTTAATACGGTCAGCATGGCGCTAACCTTTAAAGAGGCAAGGCTTGCTACTAGTCAGCTAGTGGAGCTGCCACAAGCGGCGGTTAGAGATAAGTCTGATTCTTCTACTGTAGAGCGTGGCGAGGTGTCGGGCAGCTACCTCAAGCAAGGATTTGCAGGCTTGGTAAATCTTTTTACGGGGGGATAATGGCACAACTTATTCAACTACAGCCAATACCTAATCAGAGCTTTTCTATACCGCTAGAGGGTAATCGCTTTGTGCTTCGTTTTATGAAGTGCTCCGGTGTAATGGCTTGTGATATTGAGATAAACGAAAAAGTTATTTTAACGGGTCAGCGGTGCGTTGCTGGTGAGTTTCTTATACCTTATGAGTACCTGGAAGAAGGCGCGGGCAATTTTGGCATCGTTACAGAAAATGACGCGCTACCTGATTACAGAGAATTTGGCGACACCCAAGAGCTTTACTACTTCACTGGCGAAGAGGTTAGGGGCAGTGTTTGATGATAGGCTTGTTAGGCTCACTATTGAGATAGAGGGAAATAAGGCAAAGGTCTACACCGATTTGTACATATCGGCTAACGGCACCAAGTTTGCTAACGGCTTGCAGAATGAAATAACCGTAAAAATACAAAACCTTAGCAAAGCAGATCAAGACTACATACTTACCGAGACTAGCCCTTACAACTTCAACCGAGTTAGAAAGCGAATTATTCTTGAGGCCGGTCGAGAGTCTTACGGTTATATGGAGATATTTCAAGGCGATATTATACGGTCGTCAGCCTCTCAGCCCCCTGATATTGAGGTAGAGATAAAAGCCAAAACAAGCAACTTTTCAAAGGGTAATATTGTATCTAATGCGCTGGCCGCCATTGCTCCACTTAAAGACGCGGCTCGACTTGTGGCTAAAGATTTAGAGCTAGGCTTACAGTTTGAAGCCACCGAGAAAAACATTGCTAATTATAACTTTGTTGGCAGTGCGCTTAATCAGGTAGACATAATTGACGAGGTAGGCGGGGTTAACTGCTATGTGGACAATCAAACGCTCGTTGTTAAAGATAAGGGCAAGGTATTAAAAAACCCCATTAAAAAGGTAAGCCAGAGTACCGGTATGGTGGGCGTTCCCGTTCCAGACGTTCAAGGTATTACGGTGAAAACATTGCTAGATAATCACATGGTAACGGGTGCAGGCATTCAGATAGAAAGCGAAACATACCCCGATTCTGACGGCGTTTATGAGATATTTAAGCTAGACTTTGAGTTAAGCAATTGGGATACCGAGTGGTATTGAGTGGCGCTATGTAAGAGGTTAGGCCGTGACGACTAATTTAGGTCGCGACCCAGCCAACCAGGGGTCACTAGCGGGCACTTTTCGGGATATTTACCGTAAGCTGTTACAGAATACAGACGACTGCTTACCGGCTAAAATAATAAGCTATGACCGTGATAATAATACGGCGCAGGCTCAACCCCTTATCGCTGTTGTTGCTACCGACCAAACTCTTATCAGTCGGCCTCAAGTTGCCGAGGTGCCTGTTATTGCTATTGGTGGTGGTGGTTTTTGTCTTAACTTCCCCTTGAATCCTGGTGACTTGGGCTGGATAAAAGCCAACGACCGCGACATATCCAACTATATACGCACCCAGCAAGAAGCAAGACCAC